AAATTTAACCAAACTTCCTTGAGTAATGTATTTGGCATTGTTGTCGGTAAAATTACCAATTGGCAACGGTCTTGAACTGGTGCCTTGATAGAAATATCCAGTTGTTTCGTTTACTAAATTTGTAGATTGACTCCATCCCGCCGATAGCACTGTTAGTGGAGGACGAGGATAATTTTGATAGTAGAATTGCAACATACTTCTGCTGCCAAGCAACGGTTCTGCAGAATTTGTAATAGTGTCCACAATGTTGTTGCGAGTTAACCACTCAAATTCAAAACTTTGTGGGGCATTTTCACGATATAGCATGCCGTCAGATGCCCAAATGTTTGTACTGCTGTATTTTCCTGTGACATCAGTTAAATCAAGATATCTTGATGCACCAATTGTACTACGTGCTACGGCTTTGCTTTTGATAATGCCATTGAACTTGGTAAACGGGAAATTGTTATAATCTTCGCCGTTGACCATTCGATTTTGCGTGTAGTATCTTGCAGGGGCACGTTGTTTGATATCAGCAATGTTTTCGCGTGCCTTGGCATTGGACACTGGTTGTGTGATGCCACAAGTGAATGTCATTGTTTCCAATCGGCCTTTGCGGCTGATATAACTGATTGGAATTGTGATTGACTGCATTTCTTCAGGATTGATAATATATTCAAGCCCGTTACTTGCACGAACGTAAGCGCGGAACAATCCAACCGGAACACTGCTAAACACACCATCACCAAATATTAATGTGATTTGATCATTGGATCTGCTGGTTATACTATAAAGTGTGCGTTGATCAGGTTGCAATTGTTCTACTGCACCAGCAAAAATGTTTTCAACAAATGTCCACTCACCAGAAATGCTACCAACGTTGTCTAATTTGTAAAGCCAATGATCATTTTCGTTACACCCTTCGATGTTGATGTTTACTGTGCGGTTAGGAATAGCTTCTGACAGGTTGAAGTCTTGATTTTGTAACACACCCTGTTTAAACAAAAAGAAGAAACCAGTGTTGGCACTGCCAAACCCAAGCCCGTCATTGCGATAAAGCACATTAAACTCACCTGATGGTTGTGGTGGGGGCTCGTAAACATACTCACGTCCAAGAGTTGTGGCACTCACCACTTCAAATGGCATGCTGACACCGTCAACTGTGCTATTGTAAGGTACAACTGGCAAAAAGCCAGGAGTAAGATTAATGGTGTATTCGTCCGTTGCTACACCCAAAATTGTATTTTTATTTCCTGGGCGACCAAATTTTTGACTGTCTACCAACGCCGAGTTAACAATTAATACAAATTGTTCAAACCAGTTGCTGTTGGCAGCATCGTTCCAATCAATGGTTACATTGGCAAGGTTAATACCATTATAGTCAACAACTGATTCAGTGGTACTAACTGAAAGAACTTTTAAATAACCTTCAGCTTCGATGTTTCGCTTGGGAGAATAGCTGATCAGATTTGCAAGGCGCACGACTGAATCTCTGCGTTCGGCTGTGTCCATGAAGTTTTCGCGAGTGTTTAAGTCATTACGGAACGCAAGAGCTTGACCCATAAATGCCATGACATCAAGCAACGCAACAAACTCACTTGACTCGATATAATCATTGAAGGTTTCTGGATAATAGAGTCGCAGATAGTCTACAAAACTTTTTCGTAGAGTTTCAAAATCGTAGCTTTGAAAGTCAGCCTCACGATAAGTTTGGTAAAGTCTTTTCCAATCCTCTACACCAAAAATTGCGGTTTGTCTCGTTGTTTTAGCCATGGTCACTCACTGTTTGAGTATTTACCATTAAGATAATCTAGGTATATTAAGCTATTGTGGCTGTACGAGTATCTTGATCAAAAAATATAGCCAGACGTTCTGCTGTGTTACTAGGAACTATTTGTATTTGCAATTCAATAAGAACCCCATTGTCCTGTGGATACACATTGGCATCTGCAATATACATTCTAGGATCTCCGGCTGCAACACGTTGAATTTCCTGGAGCATTGCTGCCATTGTGGCTGGCGTTTGGCTTTCAAACATAAATCCCCAGATTTTTGTTCCGTACGCAGGTCTACCAGGAATTTCACCAGGTTGAATGTTTAATGCATTTAAAAAATTACGCTGAACCAGTGCCGCGTCAGTCAGAGTAAATTTTTTGGTCTGATCAATAGTGTTGAATCCAATAAAAGTAGCCATGTCAATATTTATGTATTTGTATTAGCGTTGATTTTCCACTGCTCAATCTGTTGTTTTTGCGCAATTGATATACTAGATATTAAGTTGACCAATCTGCGCACTATTGCCAACGTTGATGTGATGTCTTCTCTTATTGAATCATACTTGGCATCGTCTAACGATTTTATCTGGGGAAGATAAACACTTTTCCAATTATTATTAAACAATGTTCTATAGGAATCCCGTTGACTCTCAAACGCACTAATTTGTGATGCCGTTAGAGGTTGCTGGGAGTCAAGCGTCCTGGCTTTTTGTATGGCTTCATCTACCAACGTATTAACAGATTTCAAAAAAGTCACAGCGGCATCAACAATTTTTACTGCCTCATCAGTAAGTTTGCTAGCTTCAGTGGGAACATCGGGTTCACGCTCCACTGGGCTAAATTCAGGTGCAGGAATTTTAATATCGCCTAATGCATTTTTAACCCCGGCATCTACACCACTTCTGTTTACTGTATTTGTTGCACTTTCAGCCGCTTTGGCAAATCCGCTAAATTCTCCTATGTTGTCTTGTACAAACTTAGTTGAGAATTGTGCGCCCTTGATGTTAGCTTTGATTGCTGCCGCAACTCCCGGAGGTGCAATACCTTTAACAAACTTGTCCATTGATCCCACACCAATGATGGTACTGGCTTGAATCAACCCGCTAAGGTTCTTTGAAGACTCGTTACCAGTTGCCAATCCTAGGTTTTTAAGTCCAGTTAACGATGATGCCAGAAGTCCTTGTTGTGTTGCTGACTGTAGTTTTACACTACCGAGTAAATTCTTTAATCCGGTCACGCCAGACTTTCCAGTCCAAACTGTTGGGGATGCCAACATGTTATTAATTTTACGATTTTTTGCAACTTCTTCTGGGGTTAGGTTTCCACCGTTGTTTATAATACCTTGAGATTCTTTAATATCGGCGTCTGTAACTGCTGGTGCAGTGCTTGATGCTAGTGTAGCCAATGTTCCAGGTTTTAAGAATCCTGCAGATTCTAGTTGTGTGGGTTTGAGTCCAAACTGACCAATACCTTTATCGACTGATATAGCATTAGATGCTTGCCCAACAGCTGATTTGGCTTGAGCTAGCAGTCCAGTAATTTCGTTTTTGCTTAATGACCCAACTTTGACATCAGCAACATCAGTGGTCAACACATCTGACGCATTTACTGATGCCGCAGTACCACTTGGTACGCCAGCTGATAGTGATGCTGTGTCTGTACCAGCCGAAGTTGCCACAGTTGATGCAGAGTTAGTTTCAGCGGGGGTTGACGCAAGCGAGCTAGCGTTATCTGACACTGGCGGAGATTCAAGTGGCGCGGCAGCAGAAGAATCAATTGCAGATTGCACAGCAGGTGATGGCGAGTCTGCTGTGCTTGCGTCTAACTCAATCTCAACTGGAACACCTTTGTTATGATACGGGTAAGGTTCATGTGTGGGTGCCCTGGGAACAATAGTTTCTATTTTCTTTGGTTGCACAACCCACCCTGTGCCAGGTACCAACGAAGTGTCGTCAAGAGTGTAAATTGTTATTGGTTTTGGTGTGGTTACTGATTCTGGTGCAGGACCGCCATTGAGATCAATCCTAGATCCTTTGAATGTAAGATCGCCATTGGATTTCCAACCGCCCTTTTCACTTTGTAAAGAGATTGAGCCATCGCTGAGTACACCTAATTTGGTTTTACTATACATTGTAAAGTCTGATACACTAGAAATTGTAGTGGTATTTTGACTTTCAATTGCAACATTGCCCGCGCGAATATTGAGATTTTGTCCTGCATTAATATTGATATCTTTGTCGCTGTGTAAATTAATTTCACCCTGTGATCTCACATTGACTGAGTTTGTACTAAACACATCAACTGTGCCTTCACTACCAAGCTCAATCCATGTTTGTCCATTGGCTGCAATAAAATAAAAACAATCTGATTCATCACTCATTGTGATTTGATGACCTTTAGCAGTGCGAATTCTTATAAGGTTGTCACGCCCCTGTAAATCACCATCGTCAAGCACGATGCTGTGCCCACCGCGACGTCCTTCAACTTTGACATCAGCCAAACTTACCTGTCCACTGTTAACACGTTGTTTAATGTCTTTTTCACTAAGCCCACCTTGATATATTGGTCGCCCGGGTGTGCTAAATCCAAACACTGCACTGGGACTTTCACGCTGTGAACTTGAACTAATTGGTCCACGAATATAGTCCCCCAACAATCCTTGATTATAAAGTATTGCATAAACATAATCATGTATGGGCTTGGGTTGATCAAAGAATCTAGGATTTTGACTAATAGCATCGTTTTCAGAGTTAATTTCAACCACTGGCAATTGTTGTGCGCCAGCGGCTGAAATTTCTGTTTGTTGTTGTGCATTTTTAGTCGTGAACCGACGACTAGCACCCACAGCTGGAATCATGTGTGTCACACCAGCCTCAGGCACACATCCAATGTAGTATCCTTGGTTGGGGTCGCCTGATACAAAGAAACAAATAACTTGAACACCAATGTCTGGTGGAGTAAACCACATACCGTAACTTTGTTGGTTTCCTTTATAGGAACCATCACCTGTGGATTTTGTAGCGTTGTTTCTAGGAGTAACTCCGTAGAATGGTGGTACGTACATCACTGTACGCCATAAGCTAGTGTCCTCTGGGTTATCTCCACCAAATTGTTCAATGTAAACCTGCAAGCGACCGGATCTAGTTGGATCTAAGTTATTTTTGACTATGCCAATAAATGGACCAAATTCAGCCGGGGTACCTCCACGGTCAAATTTATATCCTTGCGGTCTACCCCGAGCTCTTTGTATATTATCTGACATTAGTCATCCCTTGCTATCAATTGATTTGTTCCGGTGGCAATATTGTCACTTTGTTGCAGTTCTAAATTATTTTGAGACACTTCCACAACTTGCCCATCACTGGTGGCAGCGGCATTATTTTCTGCTGGGCCAACCGCAGCCAGGTCAACACTGACATTAACCGAAGCTTCGCCCGACGTTGCAGGTCCATCATATTCACTGTAGGCCCCGCCGGCAACTGCGGTATCAATACCACCGGGATTGCCATCAGCACCTGTTGTTGCCCGACCCGAGTCTTCTTCACCAGTATTTCTATTTGTTTCTGATGGTGGCAGATCAGCAGTAGTGTCATTGTTGGTTGCTCTAGCCTGAGCCAATACCTCATCAAAGGTAACAATGACTCCACGCAGGTCTTGTGTGAATTGTCCACGGCTAAATTTACTTACAATAGAAGTCATTTTGTATATAAAACTTTGTTCAACTGTTTTATCGGCAGTGTCAGGTTCAAGACCAAACGTGCCCGGAGATGCAGAGGCGCCGCCAAATACTGTGGATAGCTCGCCTTCAACTAGTCCGTTGATGGTTGTTAGAGCTTGTGCTCCTGGTATTTTGGGAGTTACTGGTAATCCAAATGGAATGGTCAACGCTGTTGATATTGCGTTGGTTACAGAATTTGGAACTGACAAAATTGAACTTGCTGGGGTAGGTGGATTTTGTGTTAAAAATGTTTTTGCCAATGATGCAGCCGCAACAACAATACCAGCACTGTCCAAGTTTGGTCCTTGATCTCTTTGTGCCCTTGACTTTGTGATTTCGTCTGTTTGTATCTGTGTTGTTGTTGCATTGTTAGTTGCATCTGTTGCAATTGCTTTTAATATTGCAAGGACATTTAGACGCTCAACATTGTATGCAGTTTCTAGGCTTGACAAAATATCTGGCACGGGGGTGTTTTGTTTTGCAAGCTCAATAAGTTCTCGAATTTGTGTGTAAAGATTATCAACCAGTGATTGAATTCTGGTAAGTTCGTCTCTTATTTGTTCAATGGTGGCACCATTGTCAACCATTATACGTAGCTGATTGATTGCCGGCAATACCAAGGTACGCAGACTTTCTTGCAATGCCCGAAAAGATTGCTCAATCTGACTGTTGGTGGCCATGTTATGTCAACCCTTTAAGGGTACCGGTGTTAAGATTATAATCAGTTGGTTTCTTGAATACTATTTCAAACAGTGCTTCTCTTGCATCAAAGTTGATGGTACCGTCGTTTAAAAATGCATCAAAGTAAACATCGTTCTCTGTTAAGTCAGTTTTATTTGTACTGCGTACACCTTTCGAGACTGTGCCTTGGGCTATCCATGCAGGATCTCCTATGATGGACATACTCACCTGTCCTTGATCTCCAGGGCTGTACAGATAATCGGCCGCATTGGCGCCAGCTTCGTAAGTGTTACCTTTTTGTCCTTGATTACTCTGTGGACTATTTGGGGCAAATGATTTTTTAGTTGGGCCCATTATGGATTCAGCCGCTGCCACATTATAGGTGGCAGCGTTTTGTCTACTGTTCACTGTTAGATAATAAAGATAATTAAAATCTTGCTCAAAATTCAAGACTGAAGTATTTTCACCTGTGAACCAATACGCATATCTTTTTTGTACACCACGGAATCTACCTTTAGGAAAGTATTCACTTTTCATTTGACTAATAGCATAGGGTGCAATTTCATATGTTATCTCATATGCATAGTCATTGCGCTTGGGATCATAGTAACCATTACCACGTGGCTTGGCTTCAACATTGATTGTAAACCACGCAGTGGTTCGAGCACCATTGCTTTGTGGTATTTCTTTGTCTTTGCCATTATTATCTTTGACAATGATTTTGGTTTGTTGTTTTAAAATAAAATCACTTCGTTGAACTGCTTGTTGGATAAACTGTATAATACTTTGTCCTGCAGTGGCACTGACGGTTTGGGCATTGTTATTAACACTTTGTTTTTCGCCGTCCTTGGCCTGGGCACCAGTTGTGGCTTTGGTCATTGGTTTGGCCAGTCGGTTTACTTCTCCTGGTGGCACAATACTGGAATTTGCTATTTCAGGATGACTGATTACTATTTTATAGATATCAGCATGAGTGTAAGTTCCGTCATTCACATGCTCTTGCTGATACTTATTTAGAGCTTGTGCTAACCCAGTTGCAAAATCAGGTCCTGGCGCTGCCGAGGCTTTGTCCGGCGACGTATTACTTTGTGAACTATCGTTTTCGCGGCCTTCAAGATTTCCATTTTGTGTTTGCGCAAATTTTTGATTGCCGTTAAACAAGTTTTGCAGTGTAGTAGCTGATAGTTCAATATTAAACGGAATGACACCACGGCTTTGCGCAGTACCAATTACGTTTTGCACAGCAGTGGCTTCACATTGATACTCAACTAATTTGTTGGCAATGCGAAATTTAATTGCGCTGAATTGGAATGGTATAAACTTTTCCACAATGGCTCGTGAGTCAGATCTTTCACCAGACAGGGCCAGGCCCGGAATGCTGATGTCATTACCGTTTATCTGATTACCGTTTTGATCATATCCATAGAAACGTATTACCATGAGATAGTTTTGTGCCGAGTATTGTCCATTTTTTGTGGCTGCTGATTCTCCGCCGGCCTGTGTAATATATTGTTCCACTGCCTTGTTGAGGTTGCTAATAAATGTAATCCCGTTGGGTTCAGTTATTTTAAACTTTAATTGAGATACATTGTGTGGACCATTAGTGCCTTTGCCAGGGTTAAAACTTTCAATTTCAAGATCGTCAATATAGTAATCCAAAGGAAAGAATTGATTACGTCCCTGACTTAAACTGACGCCGCCAGCAAGAATTGTATCAATCGCATCCTGTGTCACTGGTACTTCCCCTGACTGCTGTGGGGCACCGGCACTTTGAGCCATTAGCAAATAACCCGGTATGTATCGACGGTTGCTTTCCATGAGTCTTCGAAAATCATTTGGGGACATCAAATATAAACTAATGCTGTAAGTGTAACTGGCACATATATCCAAAACATTGGGCTCTGGATTTACGGCTCTGGCAGTGTTGTTTGCCAACTTAACCACATCACTAGTTTGTGTTACATTGGGGTTTTCGGCATCATCACTGTCAGCGCCAGCACCACCACTTATTGTAGGAGTGTCGCCGTTGCTGTTTGGAGATATACTTGCATCGTCACCAGATCCTTGAGATATTGGAGTTTCGGATGTTGGTGGAGGATTGGACTGTGTTTCATTAATTGATCGAATTCGGCCGTCTGTGCCAATATCAAACGATTCACCGCTGTTGTCGTCGTTGGTTAAACTAACTGCATTTGAAACATCAGAGTCGCTATTGGTAGCCGTAACTGGTAAGTCAGGCGTTTGCACAGTTGCATTATCATCTCGAGCAGTTTGTGCATTAGAGGCTATTGCTCCACTGCTAACTGGACTACCACTTTCAAGTGCTTTTTGATCTATTACAATTTGTTCTTCTATGTCAGCAGCCTGACGTTTGAGCCGGGTAATTGTAATCTCTATCTTTCGTCTGGCAATAGTATCTGTGGTAGCTTGCAGAGACGCAGTTAACGCAGTAATTTCGTCTCGAATTACCCGGAGTTCTGCTTGTAAACTTGCAATTGACATGTATTAAAATCCCAAGGTACTACGCAATGTGCTTATTTTTGGCAAGTATATACTTTTTCCTGCTTCAAAATCCCAAGGTGGCGCAGTCAATGCGTTGGGGTTGCGTTGATAAAATACCCACCACAGTCCTGGCTGTTGATACAAATCGTATGCCAATAAGTCTGGCCTATATTGATATGTTTGGTTGAGTTTAAAGTATACATCGTCCCCTAGTCGTGGAATGGGCCTGTTGGTCATTGTGTCCAAGAAGAACTGTGTGTACTTGGTATTAAAATACGGGCTAGTGCTAGTGTATTGAGCCATTACCAGAATCCTGACTTGATTAAATCGCCATTGGCAAATTGTTTTAGTGAGAACTGCTTGCTGACTTGGCTACGACTTTGCACTGGCAACAACTGTAGTTGCATGGTCATTTTTGTTGGCACATACGTTGGGCTGTTTGTGCCCAGTGTCTGCGGAGCGGGTCTAGTTACTTCTGCTCCTGTAGACAAGTTTGCCGCAGTCAATCTTAGATTACTAAAACTAAATCCTGATGTTGGCAGTGTTGCTCGGTCACGACGACTCAAAAGATCAGTGCCGTTAATGTTTACGCTTCGAGCTCGGATATAGTCAACGTCGTTGGGCAGGTTGTAACTAAATGAGCGCACAACACAAGGATGGAGGTTGTACTGATATTCACCAAGCCCTTGTAAAAATACCAAAGGTGGCGGTTGGCCACGATTGGTGTCTTGGCCGTAAAACATCTTTGTCACACTTCTAAAAAAGTGAATCACTGCCAACATATAGTTGGCTTCAAATGTATCTTGTGCTGTAAACACTGCTTCTATAGTAACTTCGTCAATATAGCTGTTTTGATAAAATAATCCACGATAGTTGCTGTGCGTTAAATCATAAGTGTTGTAGTTGGCCGAGTACGTGCTACTGATAGTAGGAGTATATGGAAAAACAACACCATCTGTAATTGCCAACGGATACAAGATACCCGATTGAGGATTTGTTAACGCAGGGTCTCTGTACAAATAATCTGCGCTGTTGGCCAATCGCAATCTAACTCGCCAATCACCCTGATTTGCCTGTTTGCGTTGAATTTCAATTTGTTGCTGAGCTCTGGCTTTGGCCAATGTGGCTTGCTCATTGCTGCCATCAATGTTTTCACCCCCAAACTCGTTAATTTGCGCATTTTGATCAGCACTAGCATCTTCCGCTATAATAATAGCTTCTTGTTCAGTTTCGATGTCGCTTGCATAAATCAAACCAGTGCTGACGTCAACCACATCCCATTTATCAGTTTCGGGGTTGTACACCGCGGTATAGTCACCAGAAATTGCAGATTGAGGGGCTGGCTCAAAATTTTCAATTCGATCTGCGCCAGGCTCAGGTTCATTCTGGGGTGGTACGTCAACTGGTGGTGGTTCGTTTGGGGTGGCAGCTATTTGTGCTTCAACGTCGGTTGCACGTTGCTCTAATATGTCAATGCTGGCCTGGGTTCTTTGTATAGTTCGTTCTTGCGATGGGATTAAATCTGCCAAGGCAGAATTGGCACGACTATTTGCCAGGTCTGTTTCAAGTTGGCCAAGTTCGCGTTGCAACTTGGTAATTTCTGCCCGTATCCGAGTAAGTTCTAATTGTAAACTTGCAATAGACATTTTTTTTCCCTCAATTGCATTATTTATCGATCTAAAAAACGGCTAAGTTTATTGGTCAGTGGCCATTGACATTTAGCATAGATCTGTTATAATAAGTATGTTTACGGAGGAAAAACGTTGTCTACACCACCAAAAGTCAATTATCTAAACAATAGAGACATACTAAAAGAAATACATCTAAGCAAAAATACCTATTGTAGTTTTGCCGATCGCAAGACTGATCACCAGTATGATATTATCTTGCCACATGTGAGTAAAATAAATCTTCGCACAGTGGCCGAGGCTCGACGAAATCGAGCTGATAGACTCAAACGGGAAACTGGGGAAGTGGTCAATGAAAAAACTATTCTCAAGACTGATTTGGTGTTTAGGATCATGACAGCGGAGCACATTCCGTTGGCTCCTCCCAAGAAAAAGAAAATTGTTGGTAAAAAACGAAGTCTTGAGGATATCATGGGCTGGACCGAAATCGAAACAGAAGATCCCATCACAATTGACGAGCCCCTTGAAGATGCCGACCCTATTCTAGATCCTGTTCATGTAAGGGTTAACTTTCCCCCGTTTTTTCATTATCGCATTGATGAGAGCCGCAAACCATACCTTGTGGGCAAAAGTCACTGGGAGGGCAACCTTGATACCGGACACTACAATCGAGACCACGGTGAAATGACTCGAAAATTAGCACTGATGTTTATGAAGTTGTGTGAACGGTATGCCACGCGAAGCAACTGGCGCGGATACACCTACAACGAAGAGATGCGTGGTCAGGCCCTGTTGCAGTTGAGTCAAATTGGACTACAGTTTGACGAGTCTAAATCACAAAATCCATTTGCCTATTACACCGCAGCCATCACAAACTCGTTTACTCGGGTACTAAACATTGAAAAGAAAAATCAAAACATACGGGATGACATTCTAGAAATGAATGGCATGAGTCCCAGCTGGTCTAGACAGCATGCTGGATCAGAGCGCAAATATGCTGAACCACTTACAGTCACAACCACAACCAGTGAAGATTAATGAGCAATCTCTTTAAAAAAGCCGCAGTGTTTACCGACATACACTGGGGACTAAAATCCAACAGTCATCAACACAATTTAGATTGTGAAAACTTTGTTGATTGGTTTATCAAAACTGCCAAAGAGCAAGGATGCGACACTGGTATGTTCTTAGGTGATTGGCACAATCACCGAGCTGCCATTAACCTGCAAACTTTACAGTTTTCGTTGAGAGCTATTGAAAAATTGTCAGCGGCGTTTGATCGCTTTTTGTTTATCCCCGGTAACCATGATCTCTATTACAGAGACCGCCGAGACATTCACGGAGTAGAGTGGGCAAAACACATTCCCAACATTGTGATTGTTAACGATTGGTTCCGTGAAGGAGATGTAATTATTGCTCCTTGGCTAGTGGGCGACGATCACCGACAAATACCCAAAATGTCAGCTCGCTATATGTTTGGGCATTTTGAATTGCCTGGGTACCTGATGAATGCCATGGTTGAGATGCCAGATCACGGCACTGTACGGCGAGAAAATTTTGAAAACATTGGGCATGTTTTCTCCGGACACTTCCATAAACGTCAAACCAAGAAAAATATCACTTATATTGGCAATGCTTTCCCACATAACTTTGCTGATGCCAGCGATGATGACCGTGGAATGACCGTGTTAGAGTGGGGTGAAGAGCCTCAGTACATTGCATGGCCAGACCAACCCAGGTATCGAGTGTACGATTTGTCAACAGTAATCGACAATGGTAACAAAATTCTTGGCAAGAACATGCACGTTCGTGTACAGCTTGATATTGAAATCAGCTACGAAGAAGCCAACTTTATTCGAGAGACGTTTATTCAACAACACAACTTGAGAGAAATGGCCTTGATGCCAAACAAACGTTCTGCGCTTGAAGACATTTCAGTAACTGATGATGTACGATTTGAAAGTGTTGATCAAATTGTGGTTGATCAGATCACTAAAATAGAAAGCGAATTTTACGATCCAAAGCTATTACTGAAAATTTATCAAACACTTTGATGCACCCAAGCATTGCTTCTGTACTCAACGAGTACTTTGATTATGATCAAATTTTTGATCTTGCTCGCTATGATGCAAACATGGCCAAACTCTACCATGAATTAAAAAAACTACAGAAGCCAGCATACGATCACAAGTATAGATTTGTTTTTTCCTACTACGACACAGACTACTTTATCAGTCACGATCAGCCTGGTCTAACATTGCGTAACTTACAACGATTGACCAAATCGTTAGATATTTCCAACTATTTTTGTTTGATAATCACGCAACAAGATATCAGCAGTCAACTTGAAACATTGCAATTGCAAGAAACCAATGATGCGTGTGCCATAGCCAGTATCACACACGGACTGCAACCTTTGGTACATTTTGATACTGCCAATGTCGAACTAAATCAAAAGTTAATCGATCAACATTACATTTGTCTTAATGGTGTTCGCCGATTCCACAGAACTGTGTTGTATGCGCATTTGCAACATAGAAAAATACTAGATCGAGGGTTGGTAAGTTACATGGATTTTGCCAACAGCAAGATCAAAATACACAAACACGATCAAGTATTAGCCAAACGTGGAACTTTGAGTGTGCCCACCGATCTTACTTTTGTTTATACTGACCAGTTTACTCGCATCAATGATGGTTGGGTCATCAAGGATGCAGATACCTTGCAAATGTTGCAACAAACAGACCACAGCAATTATAAAAATTTTAACGACACACATGATCGCCACGGACTTGGATTAGATTTGGCACAACAGGCATTCTTGTATGTGATTTCTGAAACAGTGTTTGATCATCCCACCTTTGTGTTTGCTGAAAAAAGCATGAAACCCATTGCATCTAAACGTCCATTTGTGTTGGCTTCGACACCTGGCGGATTAAAACACTTGCAGAAGCTGGGGTTCAAAACATTCAACGACTTCTGGGATGAGGGATACGACAACATACTTGATCCTACTCAACGCATCAAGGCGTTAGCTGATATAATTCAGGATATCAGCAATCAATCGCTATCCGAGTTACAAGCAATGTGTATCAAAATGTCTAACATATTGGAATACAATTTTGATTACTACCGTAACCACTTTTACAACAACGAAGTAAACAAATTTAAATTGGCCTGTTGTGTTAACCAAGGACCAAGAACATAAACCCCAGTTTGGGTAACCTTGACTTGACGCAAGGTAGACTTATATTGTATAATATTTTGTTAGAAAAAATTAATGATATCAATCAACACAATCACAGCCAAGAACTTTCTCAGTATCGGTAATGTCACGCAGGCAGTAAATCTAGCTCGCCAGGACCTTACTCTGGTACTGGGAGAAAATCTTGACCTAGGCGGCGATGGTAGTCGCAATGGCGTGGGCAAAACAGCTATTTTAAATGCCATCAGCTATGCATTGTATGGTGCTGCCATAAGCAATATTAAAAAAGACAATTTGATCAATCGTACCAACGGCAAAAACATGTTAGTGTGTTTGGACTTTTCAGTCAACAACATTGATTATAGAGTTGAGCGTGGGCGCAAACCCAACTTGTTAAAATTCTATGTGAACAACCAAGAACAAGATTCTGAAGACAACGCACAAGGCGACAGCAGAGAAACACAAACGTTAATCGAAGCCGTACTTGGAATGAGTCATGACATGTTCAGGCACATTGTCACTCTGAACACTTACACTGATCCGTTTTTAAGTCTCAAGGCCAACGACCAACGATTAATCATTGAACAATTGCTAGGTATCACACAGTTAAGCGACCGTGCTGATAAAATCAAAGAACTCAATCGCATTACCAAGGAAGAAATTTCACAAGAAGAAATGCGTATCCGAGCTGTGCAAGAAGCAAACAAACGAATTGGTGAACAAATTACCAGTCTTGAAAAGCGCAGAGATTTGTGGAACAAGAAAAAAACCGAAGACTGTGGTCAGCTGTCATCGGCTATAGCTGGGCTGGAACATATTGATATTGACGCTGAAGTACAGGCACACCGAGACTTTGATGAGTATCACAAAAAGAAACAAAATATTGACGAGGTCACTCGTTACATTAGACAAATTAATTCTGATGATGCCAAGCTGACCAAAAAACTAGCACAACTCAAAAAAGATCTAGAAGAAATCAAAGAACATCGTTGTTTTGCTTGCGGAACCGAAATTCATGACAACAGCCTGGACACAGTACAAGCTGAACGTGAGCGTGAGAAACAAGAAACTGCACTACAACTGTTAGCCAACGACACTCAACGCACCGAGCATCAAGACGTACTAACAGCACTAGGTGAGCTGGGAGTAGCACCAAAAATATTCTACGACAATCTTGAACAAGCATTGAATCATAGAAACAGTTTAGAAAGTTTGCGTAAAGATCTTGCCAATCGTGGGGCCGAACATGATCCTTATACTGAGCAAATTGATGACATGAAAAAACAGGCGTTGCAGGAAGTAACATACGATAGCCTCAACGAGCTGACAAAATTACAGGAGCACCAAGACTTCTTGCTGAAACTATTGACCAGCAAAGACAGTTTTGTACGCAAAAAGATTATTGAGCAGAATTTAAGATATCTCAATCAGCGCCTTACTTACTACTTGGATCAGATTGGGTTACCACATCAAGTGGTGTTTCAAAACGATCTTAATGTAGAAATTACTGAGTTGGGGAGAGACTTGGACTTTGACAACCTGAGTCGGGGTGAACGCAATAGATTAATTTTGAGCATGAGTTGGGCATTCCGAGATGTTTGGGAAAGTCTTTACTGCCCAATCAATGTGTTGTTTATCGACGAACTAATTGATTCTGGTCTTGACACTGCCGGCATGGAGGGTGCATTGGCTATCCTTAAACACATGACCCGTAAACGCAAAAAGAGCGTGTGGTTAGTTAGCCACAGAGACGAGCTTGTGGGACGAGTAGAAAACGTACTGCGTGTGGTCAAAGAAAATGGTTTTACAAACTATAGTACCGACGTTGAAGTCAATGTCGCTTGATATTGCTCGTCAGCTTAGTTGGGGCATAGCAGCCAAAGAATGCAATAATTTCTTTGACACTAGAGCGCACTCTCAACTGGTATTGCAAGGATCACGTGCAGTACAAGATAAGCAAGTAGTTGAGTTTGTTAACACTGTGTTGGATCGTAAGCCATTGCATCAATTGCTTAACCAACCGCAACATCTAACTGAGTTTGTAAACAATGTTGGCAATTGGTTGCAAGCACACAAACACAATCAACTGCTGGGACTAGAACAGTTTGAAGCTGACTTTAGTGCCGGAACCACACAGAGTTTTGATAGCTTTTATTGGCGTTATCGCAATCGACGCATGCGATGTGTACTAGGCGAATACTTTTATCATGTCAAGTCTTGGACTGCCACCAATACCAATTGGGCATTTATTAACAATCAAAATCCGTTAATGCCCGGAGATGCACTGGTACTAAGTTTTCCATTTTGTGACACTGGATCAGCCCCGTTAAACTACAATCAACTGATGACACAGTGTGATGAGCTTGGCATACCTGTGTTGATTGATGCTTGTTACTATACAATTAGTCATGGTGTTTGCATTGACTTACAACATCAATGTATTGATACTGTGGCGTTTAGTCTCAGCAAGGCGTTTCCAGTTTCTCATTTGAGGATTGGTGTCAGATACACTCAACCAAACTCATTTGATGGGCAAAAGTTGCACAACAGTATTAATTACAACAATGTTGTCAGTGGTTATATAGGCAAAAAACTTATTGATCATTTTTCTAGCGATTATATATACAACGTATACCAACAGCGGCAACAACAAGTATGCAAGGTTCTGGGATTGACTCCTAGCAATAGTGTATTGTTTGGTGTGGGTGATCACACCTGGAATCAGTATAACCGAGCCAACTTACTCAAGTCCTACAAACTTGATTTAGATCCAACGTTGTTTGTTAATCGCATATCACTAACAGGTGTGTTCGACAACTGGGCCATATTTGAAGCATTGACTAATGAACATAAAACTTAATTTTTCGGATATAGTTGATAACCCCCAGTGTCAAATACTGATCAACAATCACGAATTGTATTCAGGTTCTGCGCAGCCAGAATTTTATTTTGATGTACCAGTAGATTCTGGTGCAACACAATTACGGATTGTTCACCGTGATAAACAACCAACAGATACTGTGGTAGTTGATGGAAAAATTGTGCGTGATCGCAGTTTTACCTTGGACCGGGTTGTGATTGACAATTACGACATTGGAGAACTGATATGGCAAAGTAGGTTTGAAGCCGCACATGGAGATGTATATCAAAGTTGTTTGTTCTTTGGACCCAATGGTGATTTTATACTAGATTTTGAAGCACCAGTGTTGCGTTGGATTTTGTCAACACGGCATACTCGCAACAATAACGACCCCACATGGGAGCGTGATTATCAATATTATACACAAGCATGTCAACTACTGGCACCGATATCAACCAAATAACCCAGCTGGCTTGGACGTTGTCACTGGCCAGCGCACGTGATCAGCTCAACGTCAACGGAGAATACATCTGGGCGTTTCCACCGAATGAGTTGTTTGATGCTGTTCGCAGCCGAAGTCAGAGTATTTTCAGCAGTGGCAACAGTATCAAAGATCCTGATGTTATTGATTTTGTACAGGGTTGTAACATTGCGCAACATTTGCTAGATCCCTGGATTGTCAACAAGTTTGAAGAAGCTTTTCTAGACTGGATCAAGGCTGGCACCAGATATCAACTGCAACACTTGGATTTATTTAAGTATGTAGGGTTCAGCGCAGGTACACAAGAGAGTTTTATTAACTATTATTTGTTCAATAAAGACCGTAGATTCAGAGTGTTCAGCGGAGACTACTGGTGGCACATGGACATATGGACCAAAACAAACATCCGGTGGGATTACATTGAAAATGATGATATCCGTCCTGGGGATGCTTGTATAATCAGTTATCCATTTGCGCTGACTGGAGATAAACATCCAAAATTTGAGTGGCTTGTGGATCAATGTAATCAACAAAAAGTACCGCTGTTGGTTGATTTTATCTACTTGCCCAACAGTGACGGTGCTGTAAACGTAGACTTATCTGCTGACTGTATTGAACAAATAACTTTTAGTTTTAGCAAGACTTTCCCAGTACAATGTGCTAAAATTGCTGTAAGAATGTGTAAACAAAAACCCAGCGATCCCATGCAGATGAGCAATGATGAAAACATCTGCAACCGCCTTAGTGCTGGGCTGGCCTTGGATATCATACAAAAATTCCCTGTAGACTACAATGTTGTTAAATATCATAGTCGACAACAGTATTGGTGTCAACGCCTGGGGCTTGCTCCCACAAAGGTAGTACATTTTGGTCTAGGCGATGATTACACTGCTTACGGTCGCAACAAGCAGTCTGCTTGGTGTTCACCGTTTAACGAACAACAGAATCGTTACAATCTAGGTATGCTGTTTGAAAACGAACAGCTACTTAAAAATTTAGGGATATGTGACTTTGACAACAACATGGTTTTACAACAATCAACCAGTGGAAACTCTTCCCGATGATTGTGTAGGCTTTGTTTATATGATTACCAATATTACATCTCAACGCAAATACATAGGCAAAAAACTTGCAAAATTCTCCAAGACAACTTATAAAACTGTAAAACTCAAAAACGGCACCAAGAAAAAAAAGAAAATTCGCAACAAAGTTGACAGCGACTGGCAAGACTATTACGGTAGTAGCCCTGAGCTTACCAAAGATGTGGAATTGTTAGGCAAAGACAACTTCTCTCGAGAGATACTGTATTACTGCAAATCTAAATCAGAATGCAGTTATATTGAGGCTCGCGAACAATTTTCAAGACAAGTACTGGAAAGCAAAGATTACTATAACGGACATATACAAGTGCGAGTGCATGGAAATCACATACGCGGTAAAATTCAATGAACAATAAATTTTTGCTAACTGTGTTCATAGGCGATGTTGACATTTCACTTGCCAATGCTGCCAAAACACACGATCCAGATGCATTCTTAATAGATACAAAAAATTACAAAAGTATTATAGCAAATGATTTAACCAGGCACACCACAATTTATACAAGTTTAGGCGATTTACCAAAACACCCCCAAGTATTGGTTGATATCTGTTTATTGGCTGACAATGTTGTTTATTGCCCACCGCTCCGTTGGAGTGATAACAAAACAGCAGACGATTTTAACCCAACAGATAGCGTTCAAGGTTTAACAGAAAACTTGTTATTAGTATTAGCTCAGCACAAAAAAATTAAAAGTATTGACCTGGCTCCAATAGTGCAACCAATGCCGTTGGTTGATCAGAGAAAAACTGATCAAACGCAATTATGGTTTGCTGGTTGTAGCATGAGTCATGGCGTTGGTGTAGATCCATCACAACGTTACGGTCAACTTGTTGCCAATGAATTAAATATGGAAGCAAGTTTTTTAACAAGAGGTGGTTCATCTATTAGTTGGGCCAGTGATCAAATTGTGAGATCTGACATCAGAGAGGGAGATATTGTAATTTTTGGATTGACTAATATTGCTAGATTGCCCTATGTTAAAGATAAAACTTTGCTTCCGGGTGTGACAATATTAACATACAATACTGTTAAAGATTTAGAATCATTATTACCCAAACACAACCTTTGGTCAGAGAATACATTTTATCAACACCTACTGTCAATTGACCGAGCAATAAACTTCTGCAACAAAGTCAAGGCAAAATTAATTTTGTTTGGACTACTTGTTAACAATTCACCAAATCTTCTTAGAGCTGTGTCTCAAAAATCAAATTTTGTAGGCTATCCTTATAAAATATCTCAAGAAAACGTATCAGGCAAACTAGCATTTTTGCCAATTTACACAGACTTGGGCACCGACAACAATCACCCAGGCCCGCTACAACATCAGCAATTTGCAAAATTTCTCTTGACTCAGCTCAAATAATCAGTAATAAAAGGCGTTAGATAACTCGCACAGGTTTATTTCTTGTGCCCTAGACCTGGATCTCGGATCACAGGGATGGAAGTCTTGCCGCGCCAGCAAGCACTCAATCACTATCCTTGACAGGACGAAGATCGCAAATTGCCGCGGTTTGATTGTTTGAAACCAATATAAAAGGCTAAAAAGACGCTACAGTGATGTAGCAAGTTTGTGTAATGTGTTAGCGTATGTTATACAGATTGCCGTTGTGATAAAGACGGAGCTCGAGGTACAGGACAACCGCCTCTGCAATTGCTCTAACGCTATGTGACTGGTTCAACTCAGATGATGCCAGATATTCTTTGCCCTGTGCGGGCAAAGTGTGACCGATTAATCTAGATGATACTGAAAGTCAAGTGTAGAGCAAAGCGAATACACAGACTTCGTGCAACGAAGTCTTTAATCAACTCAATATGGCAGCTGGTGCTGACTGTATTGGAATTACTAAATGATTTTTTGAAGTCACGAAATCAAATCCTTGCATGGATAATATGCGTTGATGATTGGCAGCAACGTCATCAAGTGCTTCTTCGCCAAGACTGTAACCCAATTTGGTTGCGTGTTCAATTAATGTAACCCATCGTTGATATCTAGCATTGACTGTGAGTGAGGGATTTTGATCTGAACGCCACTCTATTGAGTTGTTGTGCCCGTGTACCCATTCAATACCAAGATCTGACTGCATGGCTTCTATAGGTGTGCCTGGTAAGATAGTCATGGTGTATTTTAGACTTATACCAAGGATAGTTCGATTGATAATATAACGTTGGTATTGTGTGAACATGTTCAACGTATCTTGAAAGTCCTGTTCAGTTTCTGTTGGATACCCCACTAGAGTCAACATGAAATTTGTAATACTGTACTTCTCACACATTTGCAAGTGATAGTCAATGTCTGCGTTTGAAAACTTTTTGCCCATGTGAGTTCTCACTCTCTCGCTGCCACTTTCTACTCCCACCGCCAAATGGTTACATCCTGTGCTGGCCATGAGTTTGTACATACGGTCTGAATGACTACTTCGTGGACGTATAATAAATTGTCCACTGAAGGTTAATTTTTTTAGTTCTGGGTATTGCGTTTGATATTGATCCACGGCTTCTAGCAATTCCATAAACTGTTTTATACTACCATTGATCAAGCTGTCGTTGAACCAAAAATCAGTTACTCCAGTTTGTTGCCAATGTTGGACCATTTCGTCGGCCAAACTGCGCCCACTCCGATACTTGAATTTTTTCCAAATAGCACCCACATCGCAAAAGGTACAACGCCGCACACACCCTCGACTGCCGTTGAGTGTTATTACTTGTCGATTACGCGGCCCACAATAGTTGCTGAGCTTGATTTTTCTATAACTGTTGTTGCTGACTGAGTCAAGATCTTCGATTGCTGTTGGCCATGTGTTGATGACTTGCTGATTGTTGATACCAACTGCATAAAAGTTTCCTGCTAAAAAATCTGTAAATACTTGATCACCTTCTCCCAGTACATAATAGTCAACAATGCTGTGTTTGGCCAGCCAACTACCAAATGTCATTGTGGTGCCACGCACTTGATAGGGTGAGCTTACTCCTGGACCACCAATAATGGTTGTTAAGTTTGGTGCATATTGTTGGCATGCACGTAAAAATCTTTCAGCCCATTGATTTTGCATGTAACTGAACACAGTTATAGCCATAGCATCGCATCCACTTTGCACAATTTTATGCACAACATCATTGATCAAATTGTCAACAGCAATGTCTAACTCTTTGGGTAAGGTATCTAAATTATTTTGACTGTACGGGATGGTTTTAGACCAAATGTCTGCACCATGTTGCTGATGGAATTCACTGTTGAGATCGTAAACCACATAGTCTACCTGTTGTGATTCGCACACCCCGGCTAAAAATGCCAGTGCCGCAGGCGCACGTAACAAAGACAACTGTGCGCTGGCAACCAATGCTACTTTTTTAAACACCGACATTGCCAAGATCCTGTTTGAATTTGCCCAACGCTTGTGTTAGTGCTTGTTGGTTTTCTTCAGTTGGCACAAACAATCCAATCATTGAGCCATTGCGTTGAATGTTTTGTTTTACAATCCAGTTTACCAAGGGTGTCTGTACTGGTATTGAGTACACACCATTTGGTCCCCATGTCAACCCAGCAAGTAGTGTGACATCGTCAAATCTAAATGTGCCCTGTGACTTGACCCACTCGGGTAAACAAACATCTTGTACCCAGATGTTTTTTAATGTAACTGTTTGATCTTGTAAAATAATGCCCTGGTCATGAACTATATTAAAATTTTGTTTGCCCCAGCGTTCAATGTCAAATGTGTGCGCACCATCAACAACATCATAGTTGACTTTGACATATTCGTATGAGCTGGTAAAGTCGTGGTCAACTAACACATCGCCGTCAATGCCAATGCGTATTTTTGGCCAGCCGTTGCACTCTGTGGCTTCAAATTCAAACAGTACAGTTTGCATTAGAATTGATCAGGCCAGTCCCTAAACAACGCATGTTGAATATTACCAGACACATACTGATTAAAGCTCTGATGTTTTTCTTCAAGCTCGCCTTCCTGTGGTACCACTCGTTTGAACGCTGATTCCAGTTGCGCCATGTCGTTGAACTCCATGAGTATCATCCACTCTGGCATGTCTGCAATACTGCGAAATCCCATTTTACAACGTGTGATGCGATAGCTTTGCATTTTGCCTTCACCAACAAGATGATCAAAAAAACCTTTCATGTTGTTGACCCAATCAAGATCTGATATGTCACCTTCTTTGTCTGCCCATATAGTATAAATGTCCATGTATTCTCCTTAAGTCATTGGTCCTAGTATTTCAAATCCATCTATTTCGCTTTTGTATAGATGTGCTTGTTCCAAGTACAAGTATTGGAACCCCCGTTGTTTGTAAATTGCGCATTCAGTTTTTAGTGTTTCAATTCCCAATCTAAGTTTGGGATTATTGTAGTTCCAGGCAAACTGATCACACAATGCATTGTGCTGATCAAATCTACGTATCAAACTCCAGGCCACTAATTTTTCTCTGTCAAAATAACCAATAACATCAGACATGGGATCATGATATCGACTGCGGAACACTGGCATTACACTAGCAAAGCGTTTGTGGATACAGTATGTACGATAAATGTCATCAAGTTGTGCTAAATCATCATCATTTTGTTTGTTGATGTACTGCCAGCCGACTGTTGGCGTATAATTGGTCTTGCTTAAATCAACACGAGCAAATTGGTAAGTCATTGTAGACCATCTTCCTTTAGTAAGTGTTGTATGTCACTGCTGTGCTTGAACCATTTATCGTTATCCACCGGCAGTTGACGTCCAGTTTGTTGCTCAATTTTATAGTCAATGTAGGCTTCTTGCATTACATTTAATTGTGGTAATCTAAATTGTTGTCCAGAAAGTATATCTTCTACTGTGTTGTCGCACCTGGTGCAAATGTTATAAAACGGTTGTCTTGACAGAAACTCGTTATGTAACCAACTTAGTTTATCAAAATCTATTTTTGTTGTGCCATCCCACCACGAGGTCAACTTTTTAACTGATCTGCAAAATTTTTCAAAGTTATAAAAGTCACCGTAGTTGAATACAAACATGTTAGCATCCGCAGGTACATGGTTGACAATGTTGGGCATGCTATTGGTGTTGTGGAATGACAACTTAAAATGTTCTCTTAGAATACCACGTGGACAATCAGGATGTTCTTGATCAAACTGTTGACCGTCTTTAAAAAAATGTTTTTTAATATGCTCGCGAACTGGAATGTAATCACGATTGTTCATTTTGTTCCAGGTGTTGATCTCAAGCATGTCAGGATCAACACCAAAGTCACCTGTGCGCAAATAACTTATGCATAACCAAGGTAGTAAATCTTCATGCTGTGCTTGTATTACCACAATTGATCCTTGGAAATCTGATTTAACACCCTCGACTGCTTTGAACACTGGTGTTTCCAGATAGTGTTTGCTGTGTGCGGCACCATTACTATTGAATGGCAATGGCGTGTCAATTGGAATTTTGGCCACAACAGTGTTTAACACAAACTCCAAATAATGTCCATGGGTACCTCCAACAAAGTAAATTGGTATCATGGCGTACGAGGATCTTCTCTATGTTGAAACAATGCCTGCAGATATTCTTCTGGCCAGGTACTGTAGAATCCTTTTCGGGCCACTAACTTGGCCTTGGTATTTAAATCGCTCAAACTCTGCACAAGGATCATTGCATATTTTCCTTGATTCATGATGACACCGTTGACGTTTTCTACATCGTCGGGGTGATCTTCCAGAGCCAAGATGTCAGCTGGCAATAAAAATTCAGTATTGGCTGTTGCAATACTTGACGAAAACAAGTCATGATTCCATTCTTGGGGATTGTATGCGTAGATGACAACTTCTTTGTTGCCCATGCCATACCGAGCTCTATTTTTAAGGTCATAATAAGGGTCTGATCCAAGATATATTTCGTAACTTTTTTTAAGTCTAGCTGATCTAGCATATGGGCATGGTGGAAACCCGCCCAGAGCTGTGTGCGGGACTTCTACAAAATTAACAATCCAATTCTCGATATCTTGGCGTACTTGATCTATGTCCATGATTAAAAATATGGTAATCCTGATTTTTTAGTCACATCCATGTGCTCCTTGATTATTAAACCAATAGCTTCACGTTCGGTAAAACTAAGACCCATAGCTTCACTGTAGGTAAGACCACCGCGCATGTGCCAGCAAATTTTAAGAGTCTCAAGGCGTATATTTTTCGCCTCCTTTTCCATCTTATCGATTGTGTTGCTGATTTGCTCTACGGATTGGATTAGGAGGCTGCTTCGAAAAAATTAGACATATCTAGTGTGTAATTTTGTTGATACTCGTTACTGCAATTTCTACATGTGATGTCAAGTGGCTTGAGTTCAGCTTGTTGTTTGATTTCAATAATATGGTCGCGCACTTTCATGTAAACTGCTCGATCGCAATTCAACAACCAGTCAGTAATGTGTTGCTGATCTGTAACACGAGATTGTGGTGTTATAACCATTGCTATGTTTTGTGCAAGAGCTTCGCTGGTAAACTGTGTAATTTTCTTTAATACTGCACCTAGCTTGGTCATTTTTTCTTCATCGGCAATTTCACTATCTTGCACAACTTGCATGATTTTTTGATCTTCAAACTGTCGCATGTTGTTGTCGTTAATCTGTTGATAGGTCATGGGACAAAAGTGCAGTTCAAGATCACCAAGTCTCAAAGTTTTTTGGTAGTCAGGTGATTTGATATTTTCCATAACCACACGTAGATCAAGATCGTAGTTGTCTTCGTGCTCACACTTGGGGCAACGTGTGCTAATTTCCATTGTGTGTCCGTAAGTGGCAATTCTAATGGCCACAAGCACAGTATCAATGTCGCTAACTGGCATTGACCAAGCATTTTTGATGTTTGGCACACAGCTCTGGATAACAGTAGGCACAGCCGACCCGTTAAACAATGAGTCTGGTGTGCGATACGTAATTTCGTCCATGGTGGTCATGGGCATGACCGGATATTCACTATTGGCTGTGCGTTCTAACGACTGTCCTTCGTAAAAATTGCCGCCGCTGGGTAATTTTATGTAAATTGCAGGTTGTCTAAAATATTGCTTTAGTGGGTTGTGTTCCATTGGGTTCCTCTACGATAAATACACTTAGTCACTTACTTATAGGCGCACATTATCCATGGTAACAGAAGATCAACTCAACAATTTATTTTATGAGATTCGCGATCTCATAAAAACACTGAACGCAACCACGGGCACCCGTGGTACTCGCGCTGATCCAGGCCTTGATAGAAATACTGCTAGTTTGGACAAATCTACTCAGGGCACATCAAAATTAATTCTGGGACTTGCTAAATTGGCTGCCAGTTTGGATGGAACCAAACGAACTCGTGCCGAAGAACAACAATCAATGAAACGATTTGCGGCCGACGTTGACCGAGCTAGCAAAGCACAAGAAAAACAACAAGCACAAATAGAAAAAACTTTGGCAGCTCAAGCCAAGGCCAAGGTAACGGCTGAAGAGTTGGCCGAAGCTGAAAAGAAAGCCAGAATAGAAGTTGCAGCCAAATCTGAACAAGATCGCAAAGATCGTCTTTCGTCCCAGCAATCTCGCATACGCGAGTCAGCACAAGCAAAAAGTTCTAGCCAACAACTTTATGATACCTATACCAATCTTGGGTCAGGCACTGATTTATTAAAAACTAGATTTTTTGATCTAGCTGGGGATAGCATGAAAGGGCAAGTGGCCCTGCAGGTATTTTCAGCTGGCGTAGAAGGTGCAGCCAAGGCCATTGGCACATATTCAACAGCACTGTACAAGGGTGAACGTGGAGCAATAGTCAGCGCCAAGGCCCTGACTGATATGGTATCTCCAGTGTTGAAAGTGATTGATACATTGGGTGTAATAGTACAAGTTGGTAGTTTCTTTGTGCCAGGCGGTCTTTTCATAAAAGGTGCAACGGCCGCTATTGGTGCATTATTGAGTCTGGGTGCCAAGGCAGGTGAAGTTGCACTGAAGTTCAACGAATTGGCTGCCGAGCAAGCTGACAAACTTTTCAAGAGCTTTCAACTGTTGAGTCGTAGTGGTGCAGCTGGTGCTCGGGGCATGGACGATGTATTTGATAACATGCAAGCCCTGGGCATGACTGTGGCTGAGCTTGACGAATTTAACGAACTACTGAGCAAGAACAGTCAAAAGTTATCATTAATGGGCACTACTGCGGCGCAAGGCGCTCGCGCATTTGCTGACGTTGCCGGCGGACTTTACAAGAGCAAACTAGGCGAACAACTTGAAATGTTGGGCATGAATGCAGGGGAACAACGCGACGCTGCCTTGGCCTACATGGATATACAAGCTAGAACAGGCCGCCTTGAACTAAGAAACACAGATTTACTGATTAAAAAATCTTCAGACTTTGCAAGAGAACTTGATTTAGCGGCCACGTTAACTGGACAAACACGCAAAGAACAAGCGGCAGCTAGAGAAGCCGCACTGGCTGAAACTAGATTCCGTGCTGCCATGGTTGCAGCTCAGCAATCCGGTGATACTGAAAGAATGGCTAGATTGGATGCGGCACAACAGGCTGCCGCATTGGCCAAGGCCATGGGCGATGAACGCGGATTTAAGGGCATATTACAATATGCTGCCGGTGGTATGACCACACCAGAAGCTGTGGCTGCTGAACAAACATATCGTATTAGTGAAATACTAGCAAGGCCAAGTCAGAGCCAATTAGAGATGGCTCAACACATGGGCGCCAGTGTTAAGTTACAACAGGAAGCATTGGCAAATTCCACAGCCCTTGTTGGCAACATTGATGCGTTGCAAACTGACTTTGTTAAAACAGCAGACTTCCAGCAACGAATTGCCAACCTCATGGAAGAGGCCAACAAGCAAGGGTTTACTGGCTCAGATGCATTGCAAAAAGTTTTAGAAACTGAACAAGGCAAACGCATTGCTGCCGGCGGCGACACTAAATTAATGGTTGAAGCTGGTCGCGCACAACAAAGTGCAGCCATGACCATGGACAGTGTTGTTAGCACATTTAACGGTGCTGCCAAGATACACGACATAGCTGCCAAAACTTTTGATAGTGCTGTCAAACTGTTTGCCACCACAGTTGGTGCCAAGGCAGTTGTGGGCGGTACACCCACAACAGGTGAAACAGGTACTGCTGTACCCAGACTGCCCACAGTTGAAGTGGCCGAATCGGCAGCTAAAGTTGCCAAGGCAACAGCTGATGTTGCCCTTGAACAAGCCGCAGTGGCCAACGATCAACTTAAGGAAGCAGAGATTGAACTAGCAAGGATGAAAACAGCTAGGGCATCAAAAGAAGAACAACAAAAGGCACAAGACAAAATTACTCAAGCCCTTAAAGAAAAAGAAAAACTTGAGCAAGAAGAAATCAATGCTGCCCGTGAAGCACGACAAAAACATCTTGAGGCCAAGAATGCAAGACAACGTGCTCGTCGAGGAGAAGCTCCCACAACTGGTAACGTTCCCCCAGCTACTGCAACTCCGGGTGCTCCTGCACTTCCAAGTGCACCTGTACCGGCACCCGTACCAATCACTGCAAAAGAAGCTAGTGAAGCTAGAAAAACTACTCAAACTAAACTCGAAACGTCAACTGCCACCCGAGAGAAAGCTGAAAAAACGTCAGGCAGAGATTCACAAGAAGCAAAAGACGCTAGAATTGCAGAAGATAAAGCAAGAGTAGAAGCTGAAAAAGCAAGAAGACTAGAAGAAACTGCTACACGTAATGCCGCTAAGGGACTACCAACTTTTAAAGAATCAACGGCTGTACCCACAACAAGTACCCCACCACCTCCATTGAAAAATGGCCGAGAAGAAACCCCTGAGGGTATAATAGAAGCAATGAAAGCGGGTGCTCTTACCATGGGTAACGTTCCCCCGGTTACTGCGCCTCCTGCGCCCCCAGGTGCTCCCATAACTGGTAAAGTTCCCCCGGTTACTGCGCCTCCTGCAGGCGCCTCTCGTATGCAAGAACCACCTCGTCCGGCTGACCCGGCAATGGTAGCTCAACAACGAGCAGGTGCTCCCACAACTGGTAAAGTTCCCCCAGGTACTGCGTCCCCTGCGCCCTTAAGTATTGGAGGCTCTTCAACAGCACCAACGGTAGCAGGCGCCAATGCCGAGTTAACAAAATATGCAAAAATCTCTGGTGCAAATAATAAAAGTTTAGGTTTTAGTGCATTAGCAGAAAATATTACTAAGTTTGAAAGTGGCCAACAAGGATATGCCGGCACCGGATACAACGCTTATAATAGAGGAACTGTCGGTAATAAAATGATAGGGGCAGATAAACCTATAGATTTTAGTAAAATGACAGTTGCTGAATATCTTCAACACGGTCGGTTAAAATCAGGAGATCCAGACAAAATTTTTGCTGTAGGAAAATATCAAATTATTCCTGCCACTATGGAAGGACTAGTGAAGAAATTAGAATTAGATCCTGGAAAAACAATTTTAGATAAGGATACACAAGATTTATTATTCAATGAAGGTTTAATTAAACAAGCTAGACCAAATGTAGCCTCTTATCTTGAAGGAAAAAGCAATAACAGAGATCTTGCTATATTGGACCTGGCTAAAGAATTTGCTAGTGTCGGAGTACCTTACCCTGCAGGAAAAGCAACAGCACGTGGGGAATCATATTATGCAGGAATTGGTGGTAACAAGGCACATAATCCTCCTGAAGCAGTAGGTGCAGCATTAGATGCGGATAGAAAAACAAAAATTTCAGCAGCCGAAGGAGGTATTTTGAGTGGTCCAACTTCGGGTTATAGAGCTATTTTACACGGGGCAGAAGCAGTGGTTCCTTTGCCCGACGGCAAAAACATACCAGTTAATCTTGGGTCCGGTGGTGGTGGTGAAGGGATGGACAACCTTGGAACCGCAATTGAAAATTTAAGAACAGATCTGCGTGAGTTTGTGTCAATGCAACGTGGGCAAACGTCAGGTGAAATGTCCAGATTACTGTCTGATCTTGTGGACCTACAGCGCAGAAATAACAGCACACTTGGATCGTTATTGCAAGTGTCGGCTAATTAACTATAAGTAATAGACTATGTCGTGGAAAAAATATTTTAAGGTAGCAAATTCAAGTGGTGAACTAAGCCCACTCAGTGGCCGCGGCGAATCAGGATTGCCAGGCTATGGCAGAAACGATGGCCGGCAACCCATGCAAGGGCATGCCGACATCACCTATCGTAACTATGCCAGCCGCTTGCCAGAAGTGTATACAGGCCATCCAAATCGTATTGAACGGTACAACCAGTACGAAGCCATGGACATGGATTCTGAAATCAATGCATGTCTTGATATTTTATCAGAATTTTCTACTCAGACTGACCCACAAGATAACTTGCCATTCCAAGTAAAATATTTTGACACACCCACTGACAACGAAATACGTTTAATCAAACAACAACTACAGCAGTGGACCAAGCTCAACAAGCTGGACCAACGAATTTTTAGAATTTTCCGTAACTGTATCAAGTACGGAGACCAAGTATTTTTACGAGACCCTGAAACGTTTGAATTGTTCTGGGTGGACATGACCAAGGTTGCCAGGGTTATTGTTAACGAAAGTGAAGGCAAACGTCCCGAACAGTATGTGATTCGTGATATCAATCCTAACTTTCAAAACATGACTGTGGCTGCAAAAACCACAACTGACTATCAAAGTAATCCTGCTAGTTCAGGGTACACAGCACCTTCGAACTACACAGTGCCCGGCGGCGCTGGTGGCGGTATGGCTGGGTCGGGCGGTAGTCGTTTTTCAGCAGCCATGAACGAAGCTGTGTTAGACGCCAAGCATATTGTGCATTTGAGTCTAACTGAGGGACTGGATTTTTATTGGCCTTTTGGTATGAGTGTGTTGGAAACTATTTTCAAAGTTTTCAAACAAAAAGAACTTTTAGAAGATTCTGTACTGATTTATCGTGTTGCTCGTGCTCCTGAACGTAGGGTATTTAAAATTGACGTGGGCAACATGCCAAGTCACTTGGCCATGAGTTTTGTTGAACGTGTCAAAAACGAAATACATCAACGTAGAATTCCCAGCCGCACTGGCGGCGATGGCGGCAATCAAAACATCATGGATTCTAGTTATAATCCGTTGAGTATCAATGAAGATTACTTTTTTCCGCAAACAGCAGACGGTCGAGGATCCAGCGTTGAGGTTTTACCCGGAGGTAGTAACCTGGGCGAAATTGACGATTTAAAATATTTTAACAACAAAATGGTACGTGCTTTGCGTGTGCCAAGTAGCTATTTGCCAACTGGTCCTGACGACAGTGATCGTCCAATGAGCGATGGCCGCGTGGGCACAGCATTAATTCAAGAATACCGCTTTAATCAGTACTGTGAGCGTTTGCAAAGATTGGTCATACAAAAACTTGATGACGAATTTAAAATGTTCATGCGCTGGCGAGGATTCAACATTGATTCAGGGTTGTTTTCGATTACATTTAACCCGCCACAGAACTTTGCCAGTTATCGTGAAGCTGAATTAGACAACACACGAGTTAGTGTTTATTCAACATTGGATCAGGTACCTTATCTAAGCAAGAGATTTTTGCTCAAACGCTATTTAGGATTAACTGAAGAAGAAATTAGTGAAAACGAAAAGCTCTGGAATGAAGAGCGATCTGAGCCAGAATCTCCGGCAGCATCTGGTTCTGATCTGCGTTCAGTGGGTATTACTCCAGCTGATTTAGAGTCTGACATTACCACAGCTGGTGAACTTGGGCAAATGGAACAACCAGCAGGAACGTCACCGGAACAGGCAGCCGCCGCCCCGGGACAACAACCAGCCGCTGGTGCCGCCCCCACAGTATAAATACTAACATGATACTACTTGAACTTTATAAACCGGCGCCATCAGGGTATCAAGATGTTGCCCAGGATAACTCGCAACCAGCTCTGGGCAATTTAAGAAAAACCAAATTGACTCTAAGACAGATTAATAAATTACGTCAACTCAATGATCTAAGACAATATGAGTTTAAAGAAAAATTAAAGAGGGTCAAGACACAATATTCACCACCTGCGCAAGAACCAACGCTTTGACACACAAATTTAAAAAAAAAATAACATTTTGTACTAAAAATCCACCTTAAAGGTGGGTTTTCTTTATCTACGTGTAAATATACTATAGAGACATTTAACCCAGGAGGAATTATGACAACAAAATTTGAACAATTGATCGAATTCGTGATCAATGATGAGCAACAACAAGCCCGCGAACTTTTTCATGATATCGTTGTGGAAAAGAGTCGTCAGATCTACGAAGAAATGATGCAGGATGAAGAATCCCAAGAAGACAAAGAGATTGACGAAGCTGCCGATGAAGACATTGACGAGTCTCTTGGTGGTGATCAAGCCGACGATTTAATCGACGATGTTGAAACTGAAGAAGAAGGTATCAGCATGGAAGGCGATGACGCCGAGGAAGAATTTGGCGCCGAAGAAGAATCTGGTGGTGGAAATATTGAAGATCGCGTAGTTGATCTTGAAGACAAACTAGATGAACTAATGGCTGAATTTGAAGCTCTCATGGGCGACGAAGAAATTGACGGCCAGGGCATGGACGGTGAAATGGACATGGACATGGATGCAGTTGACAATGACGGCATGACTGACATTGAAGTTGCTGACGACGAACTTGAAACAGAAGGTATGTTCAACGAAAACGTTAGTTTAAAGTCTGCTCCGGCACCAGTTAAAAGCGAAGAATCGGGCATTAACAAAAAAGCAGTTGTTGCCGCTAATAGTGGCGCCCGTGGCGCTGTTGCAAAACCAGTAGGTGCTGGCACCAATGAAGGTGGCAAGCACGATGCTACAGGTGCTTACAGCAACTCAACCAAGGAATTAATTGGTAAAGTTGGTAACACTCCGGCACAAGGTACACAAAATCCAACCCCGGCTACAAAACCACACTTGGCACAAGCCAGCGGTGTTAACACTAAATCTGTAGTTCGATAAGGAATTGAAGTAAATGGCTCTTTTAAAAGAACACCTTACTTTCGACGCTGCTCGCATTATTGTTGAGGGTATCGATGGCAAGGATCTTTACATGAAAGGCATTTGCATTCAGGGCGGTGTCAAGAACGCCAACGAGCGTGTTTATCCAGTTAATGAGATTGAACGAGCAGTTGGCACTCTCAACGAACAACTTAGCAGTGGCTATAGTGTTCTTGGTGAAGTTGACCACCCCGACGATTTAAAAATCAACCTTGATCGTGTTAGTCACATGATCACAGAAATGTGGATGGACGGTCCAAACGGATTTGGAAAATTAAAAATACTCCCAACACCAATGGGTAATTTGGTGCGCACCATGCTTGAAAGCGGTGTGAAACTTGGCGTTTCTTCTAGAGGTTCGGGAAATGTCAGTGAAAATAACGGACATGTCAGTGACTTTGAAATAGTCACTGTTGATGTTGTTGCTCAACCTAGTGCCCCAAATGCTTATCCTAAAGCAATTTATGAAGGACTTCAGAACATGAAGTATGGTCATAAAGTTTTAGAAATTGCACGGGAATCTAGCAAAGACAACAAAGTGCAGAGATACTTGAAACAGGAAGTAACACGCCTTATCAAGGATCTCAAGATCTAATCTAGGAGAAACGCATGTTAGATGCAATTAAACCACTGCTAGATAGCGGCTTGATTAACGAAGATATTAGCCAAGAGCTCAATGAAGCTTGGGAAGCAAAATTATCTGAGGCCAAAGATCAAGTACGTAGCGAGCTCCGCGAGGAATTCGCACAACGCTACGAGCATGACAAACAAGTAATGGTTGTAGCCCTAGATCGGATGGTAACAGAGAGTCTGCAAGGCGAAATTTTACAATTAGCTGAAGAAAAGCGAAAGCTAGCAGAAGATCGTGTAAATGCCAAGAAAAAAATGCAAGAATCTGCAAGTAAATTTGACAACTTTATGGTTGCAAAACTTGCAGAGGAACTGGGTGAGTTGCGTAAAGACCGCAAATCACATAATGAATCTATCGAGAAACTCGAGAAGTTTGTTGTCAGAGCCCTTGCTGAAGAAATTATGGAATTTGCACAGGACAAACGTGAATTGGTTGAAACCAAAGTTCGTTTGGTCAGTGAAGCTCGAAATAAACTTGAGTCACTCAAGGCACGTTTTGTAAAAGAAAGTGCTCACAAGATGACCCAGGCAGTTACCACCCATCTCAAACAAGAGCTTAAACAACTCAAGGAAGACATTGAAGTTGCTCGCGAGAACAACTTTGGTCGACGTATCTTTGAAGCATATGCGTCTGAGTTCAGTAACACACACCTTCGTGAAAACAAGCGTGTGCGTGAATAGAACCAAACAATTGCGGACAGAGAACGTCAATTGAGTGAAGCAATTCGTGTGGCACAAGACGCAAAAAGTCTCGTGACTGCGAAAGAAAAAGAGATCAAAAATATTCATGAATCCAATGAGCGTAACAGCACAATGGAAGAATTGCTTGCTCCTTTAAACGAGGACAAGCAAAGAGTAATGAAAGATCTCTTGGAAAGCGTACAGACGTCTCGTCTCAAGAACGCATACGAGAAGTATCTACCAGCAGTACTTGCCGAATCAACACCGAAAGCCAAAAAAGTGATCAGTGAAAGTGTTCGAACAGTAACTGGTGATAAAACCGCGCCAGCCGTGCAAGAAAACAATCACAGCAATGTGATTGATATCAAGCGCCTGGCTGGTCTATAATATAGTAAATTTAGGAGACTTTAATGTCACAAGAACTATTAGAAAGCCGTTGGGACGAGACTAAAGAAGCCCTCATGGAAGGCCTAAAAGGCTCACGACGCGGTACAATGGGTGTTATTTTAGAAAACACTCGTAAGTACTTGAAAGAAAATGCCAGTGCAGGTTCCACTGTATCTGGTAACATTGCAACTCTTAACCGTGTAATTTTACCGGTTATTCGACGTGTTATGCCGACTGTTATTGCCAACGAAATTGTTGGCGTACAGCCGATGACTGGTCCTGTTGGCCAAATTCACACATTACGTGTGCGTTATGCCAACAACATGACTGACAACAGTGCAGCCGCAACTAGCGTTGTTGCTGGTGAAGAAGCATTGAGCCCGTTCAAAATTGCACAGGCTTACTCTTCTGCTACCACTGTTACAGCCGGTGCAGTACAGCCTACACAGTCCACTTATACTGGTGCAAACACTTCTACTCTTGAAGGTTCTGGTGGTCGTCAGATCTCCGTGCAAATCTTGAAGCAAGCAGTTGAAGCTAAAACACGTAAGTTACAAGCACGTTGGACATTTGAAGCTGCTCAAGACGCACAAGCCATGCATGGCATTGACGTTGAAGCAGAAATCATGGCAGCTTTGGCTCAAGAAATTACAGCTGAAATTGACCAAGAGATTCTTTTGAGCTTGCGCTCATTGGCTTCTACTGAGTTCACATACAACCAAGC